CGTCAGCGCGATCGCTCTCCACCTCGAAGCTGGTCGACTCGCGGCTGATCACCCTGCTCGCCTCATCGGCGCCCAGCGGCGTATACAGGGCGAGCTTGTACTGCTCGGTTACCGTCTGCACCCAGCGGCGGCCACCGGTAACGTTCACGCTGAGCCACAGGTTGTCGAACGAGTTGATCCACGGGATGCCGTCGCCGCAGGGGTTCGGCATCCCGAGCGGCAGCTTGAAGCCGCCCACACCGCCCACCAGCGCCAGGCCGGCGCCGGTAATGGCAGACTCAACCATCTCCGTGGTCGGCAGCTCCGTTGAATCGAGGCGCCAGCGGCAGAAGCCCTGCATGCCGCTGAAGCCTTCCATGCCGTCATGCGCCCAGCTGAAGGCCTGGGCCAGCTGCCAAAGCCTGCTGTAGCGATAGTCGAGCGTGATCTCGACATAGTTCGTGGTGCCGCCGTGGGCCTGCAGCTCAAGCTGCACGCTGCCGTCCAGCGTCTGGCCTGGGCCGAACACGTAATGCGGCGTGGCGGCGGCATACCAGCTGGTGGTGCGCAGGTTGCCCTGCGTGTCGGCGTCCAGGCTGGCTGGGCGGGTGCTCATGCGCTCGCCGGCGTAGTCCCAGCGGCTGCGCCCGTCCACGGGCTCGAATACGTCCCCCGACCAGGTGCCGCCGCACAGCGTGTCGATCTGCTCCAGGGTCAGGCCCTCGATGCGCTGCTGCAGCTGGTCGCTGCACTCGCAGCCCAGCACTCGGGTGGTGGCGTCCCAGGTGGGCAGCTCGAGCAGGCCGGTGTACAGGCGCGCTTCGGTCACCACGCCGTAGCGGTCGCGGCTGATGTAGTCGAGCGTCACGGCCTTGCCGATCCACTGCGTCGGCACCACCGGCTGCCCGGGCGCCAGGTACAGGCTGAAGCCCGCCACCGCGGCGGCGCCCTCTTCCCGGTCAACGTCCAGCTGACCGGTCAGGATGGCCGTCATGTCCACTCCGCCGATCAGCAGCCTTACCCGCCACACGTAGGAGGTGCCATGCACCCGGTACTCCGGCTCAGGCTGGGGCGCCACCCCGGCCCGGAGCGTGTTCAGCGGGCCGCTGTTGAGCGGGGCTCCGTTGATCATGGTCAGGCCTCTTCCCAAGAAAATGACCAGCCGTGGCTGGTGTTCTGCGTCTTGCTCGGCTTGTCGGTGAACACCGAGTACACCGGCATCCACGCCACCTGGTAGAGCACTGCGCCAGCCACTGGCGGCACGGTGACCACGCCATTGGCGAAGCTGCAGGCGCAGCGGTGCCAGAGTTCGTCGTCGAGTTGGTAGAACGCCCAGGGCGCTTTGTCCGGCCGCGGCGTGCTGGTGAGCACGAAGTCCGGACCGGCGCCGACCATGTTCGAAACTTCGGTCAGCCGCAGTTCCAGCGGCAGGGAGTAGTCCAAGCCATCGAGCCCTGGCGGCATCATGCCGTTGCCGCTCACGCTGCCGGATGCACGCTGCCAGTGCTGCTGCTTCACCGCGCTGCCATCGCTCATGCGAAGCAGGCTGCTGCCGCCGATTGGCGCTTCGCTCTGCTCGGGCGCGCCGGCGTGCGTCACGATCGGCACACCGCCGAGCATGATGTGGAGGTGTGCCATGGGTACTGCTCCAGAAACAGAAAGCCCGCCGATTGGCGGGCTGATCAAGGACGCTTGGTTCGTCCGAACTTGGCGGCCAGGCGCTGCAGGTTCGGGCCCTGCTCCGGCGCCACGTAGATCGGCACCTGCTGGCCGCCTCCTTCTAGCACCATGCGCCCCAGATTCGGGAAGCTCGGCGCTGCCGGGGCGGACATGGCCGCCTCGACCATTCCGCCGTCAGCAAATGCAGGCAGGTGCAGGCCGTTCATGCGATCGAGCAGCGAGGTGCCGTACTGCTTCACCGCCGCTGCGCGCATCACGTATTCGCCGTTCGACAGGCGGGCCAAGATGCTATCGCTCGTGCCTGTGCCCGGCCCCTGAACGTGGCCGCCGGTGGCGAAGCCTGTCGGCGGCGGGCCAGGGTCTTGAAGCGTATAGGGCTGCGTGAAGTCGAGCTGTACCGGAATCGTGAGCTGCTGACCAATCGATGTGGCCAGCGCCTTGATCTGCTCGCCAAGCGCGGCTACGGCTGCGTCGTCCAGCTTCGGCGTCACGCGCACCTGCTCCAGATCCTTCGACTGATCCTTCAGGCCCTGGATGCCATCGCGAATGCCTTTTAGCTTCTCCTCGGCCTTGGACTGCTCAAGGTCGTTGGCCGCAAGCTCGATCTGCTTCAGCTGGTTGGCGAAGCCCTGGAAGCCGTAGGTATTCTCGCCAGCGTTGGCCAGGTCGACGAGGATCTGGCGCGCCGCTTCCGCCTGCTGCTTGGCGTTTTCGAAGTCCCCGCGCACCAGTGCCTGGCGGGCAGATGCCATCAGGTCCTGCGCGGTTCCGAAGGTAGCGCCGCCACGGCCAGCGCCAGCGAAGGTCGCCAGCGTATCGCTGTACTTCTTCTCGATTGCCAGGCGCTGGTCGCGGATCTTGGCGATATCGCCAACGGCCTTCTTCTCTTCGGCAACCTGGGCCTTGATCGCCGCCTTGGTGTCCTCCAGCAGCTTGCTGCGCATGCTGCTCATGTCACTGACCCACTTCTGCTCGCCGGCCAGCTTCAGGCGGTTGTACTCCGCAAGGGCCTCGGCTTCAGCCTTCTGGCCTTCTTCCATCTTGTCGCGGGCGTCCTTGTTCAGCCCGCTCATCTGCTCGAGCAGCTGCTCGCGGTAATCCTGGAACTCTTTCAGCTTCACCTGCAGCTGCGCATCCGTATAGATCAGGTCGAGCATGCCGAAGCCGTCCAGGGCAGCCTCGATCTTCTCGATCTCTTTGTCCGCACGATCCAGTTCAGCCACGTTGCCGGTTAGGCTGGCCGTGATGTAGCCCAGATCTTTGCCGATGGACACGAAGTTGTTAACGCCACCACCGACGAAAGTGGCGAATGACTTAAAACCCTCGGACTTCGAAGCGGTGCGAATCGCCTCCGCGAAATCCATCACCGATTGGGTAGCCGTGCCGCCGGCGCCTGAGAAGTTGTCAAAATCCTTGATGGCCTGCGTGAAGGCATCCCCCAGCACCACATTTGCATCGCGGAAGGTGGTCGGCATCTCCTCGACCTTCGCCTTCAGCGAGTCGATCTGGCTGGTCAGCGCAGGTATTACGCGCTCGGTCGTCAGCTCTCCAGCCTGGGCCATGCGCAGAATCTCTGCCCGCGACACGCCCAGGCCGGTGGCCAGCGCGTCCAGCAGCACGGGGGCATCTTCCAACACCGCGTTGAACGAGTCGCCGCGGATTACACCCTGCTGCAGGCCACGGCCAAACTGCTGGATCACACGGGCGGCCTTGTCGCCAGTCGCCGCGCTAGCCACCAGCCCGAGGTTCATGGCCTCGACCACTCCGAGCGTATCCTCGGTGGTGAATCCCAATTCCTTCAGCGGCTTTGCCGCGCTGATGTACACCTCAGCGGTTTCCGCGAAGCTCTTGTAGGTGCGGCGCGACAGCTCCTGCAAGCGGCCCTGCACCTCGTTGAATTCTTCCTGGCTCTTGGTGGTGAGCTTGATGCGCGAATCCAGCTCGCCGGCGGCGCCTGCAACGTCCAGGTAACTGCGCACGGCTTGCGTAACGGCGGCCACGGTGAACAGCTGCTTGAGGTTCTTCCCGACGTCGAGCGACTTGCGATCCAGTTCGTTCAGGCTTTTATCCACCTGCTGGAAGGCCTTCTGCGAGTTGTTCTTACCGTCGATGACGAGCTGCGTAGTGACCCGACCGCTCATTTATCCAGCTCCCGCAGAATCTCGTTGAATTTCGACTGCTTGGCCTTGGCGGCCCGGGCCACGATCAGCGCGCTGCGCTGCGCCTGCGCCTCCTGCTTCCCGATGGCGGTCAGGAACGCCTCAACCTGATCCAGGCTGTAATCAGCGACATCAGCGAATGCATGCCCGGCAGTGATCAGCCGTTGTGCTGCAACTGCCCACCCAGCCGCTTTGCCGCCCCCGCCAGGGCCTGCGTGAAAAAACGATGGTTCACCTGCAGCACCACGCCGAACAGCTCAAGCGCGACCGGCGCGGGCAAACGCCGAGCACGCCACCAGCCAATGCTGGTAGCCATACGCAGCACACGACGCAGATCACCAGAGTGCTTTTCCGCGAACTCGGCCTGCTGCTCGGTCGAGCAGGCGGCCATCAAAGCCAACAGGCGGCCGGATGCCGCGCCGAATGCGGTCAGGTCAGCCAGGCGAACTGCCTTCACCGTCACCGGCTTTCCCAGCACGATGATGGTTGGGTACTCGGGGAACAGAATTTCCAGCTCGCTCATACAAACTCCGGGCATAAAAAAACCCGCCGAGGCGGGTTTGTTGTGTGATGTGAATCTCACCGAGAAGCGTCTCGGTAGGCGCGCGGCGAGTTAGAGGGCACTACCGCAGTAGATCCACACGCAACGCAACAGGGTTTCGAAGCTGACAACCGCCATATGCTGTAGATCAGACCCGGCACGAACAGGCATAGCCACAAGATAACCTCGACCATGAAGTGGCCTGGTGTGTGTCGCTTCCCGTTCGAGAGCGTGCCGCATTCGGTGCAATAAAGCGCAGGGCGGGAGACTGGAGCCGGCGTGCGCGCCGAAGGCGTAAGGCGATCAAGTACCGCCGATACTTTGGCAGCAGCCTTATCCCGAGCCTGCTGCCGCTCCCGCTTTGCTTCCTGCTCAAGCGCTATCTCGTTGCGCTTGGCGCGCACGACCAAAGCCTTGTCGTAATACGCTCCGCACTCAGGGCACTGTTTGTCAGCGCCGAACGCCTCAGCACTGGCAGCGTGATCGCATGCAGGACACTGCATTGGTTTCCCTCCCATTCAATGGGCGGAATTTAGCACATGCTCCGAAGGCTACCTGGCTACCGGTACCTTTATCATGCGTGAACAGCCTATTCGGCTGCCCTTCTTGTCCGTGTAGCTGCAATCCACCAAGCGCTCTTCGTATCTGATTTGGGGCTGCCGACCAGCACTTCTACGCACGCCGCTG